GTTCAAGAAGCGATTAAACGTGGAAAAAAAGACCATGGTAACGAGTTTTACATTGTAGTTCTGACTAAAAAAGAACGATTAATGAAGAATGTTATGCGGAGTTATTTTTTCACTCGTTTGACATGTCCTACCCCCGACTGGGATCAAGCAGTATATAAATACAGGAATAGTAATGATGGTGATATAGAATTTTTATGGGTTGTTCCATCAAAAGACACCTGTGCTTATTTAAAAGACAACGCCCTTACTATTGATAAATCTGAGCGTGATCTGTTACATTTTGTGCTAGACTTTGACTCAGGAGATCTATTGAAGAAGTCTAAAAGATTAAATGGAGAGATTATAAATGCTCCATTTTTAGAAAAATAGGAGAATAGTATGGAAGAAACTTTGCAAGAAAACGTAGAAAGCACAGAGCCAGTTCAAGAACAGCCTGTTCAAGAAGAACAAGTTGAAACTACTGAACAGCCAGCACCTGAAGTCGCAGAAAGAAGGAACTTTAGGAAATTAAGAGAGGCAAAGGAAGAAACTGAGCGAGAACTAGAAGAGTCCAACAAAAAGATTCGAGATCTTTTACGAGAGCGAGATCAACCAAAAGCAACTGATCCTGAGCTTGGAGATGATGACCTTGCTGAAGGAAGACATTTAAAAAAGTTAAGAAACGATCTTAACTCCTATAAGAAACAAGTTGAACAAACTACTACTGAAGCTCGAATAAAAGCTGAATATCCAGACTTTGAATCAGTGGTAACAGCTGAATCAATTGAAAAACTTAGAGTTGCCTATCCAGAAATTGCAGCAAAGCTTTCGACTCCATCAAGTCTTTATAATACTGCTTCTTCTACCTATACTATTATTAAAAAGTTAGGCATTTACGAAGACAACCGTTATGACGCTTCTAAGGAAGTTGTTCAGAAGAATATGGCAAAGCCTAGATCTTTATCGAGCGTATCTCCACAACAAGGAGACAGCCCATTGTCTCATGCGAATGCATTTGCAAATGGTTTAACTCCAGAATTAAAGAAGAAACTTTATAGAGAGATGATTGACGCAAGAAAGTCATCTTAATATAAAAAAAGATGCAACTATAATAATTTGTATTGATATAATTAGAATTAGTAATACAAGTGAACCCCTACGACCAGTATTTATAGTTGCATCTTTTTTATTTGTCTTACTATACTAGTAGTGCTGTATTGGGATTCGCACCCCACACTTCCTCTTGCGTATTGGGTTTCGCTAACCCGTCTGACGTACACAAGGCTTCGTCTGCCTTACAGTTAGAGTTATTTTAAAACTTTAAAGGTAAAAGATGGCAATTACTACATCTTCAGTTCTTCCGGCGCCGGTCCAACAAAGCTTTGATTATAAGCTTTTGTCTGTTCCGACTCCGAACTTTATTCATAAAATACCTGCAATGAAAAAGGTTATGCCTCGTAAAGGTGGCACAACTCTTCGTATGCGTAGGTATAATCCATTAAACTCTGCATTGGTTCCTTTGGGGAATACTGGAGTAACTCCTCCAGCTCAACAACTAACCGCAGTAGACATAGACGCTAAAATAGATTTTTACGGTAATGGTGCTGTAAATCTGATTCTTAACTGACCTATGTCCAGCTCAATGAGCAAGTGACATTACAGAATCAGGATCCCGTTAAGATAAAAGCGGGATTAAAACCGACCCTGATTGACTTGGAAGCCCTAACGTTAAGACGAGGGTGACAGGGCCGAAGGATTTTTTAAAGGATGATTATGCCAGCGAGAATTAAGTTTACGACTAACTTTCAAACACTCTTCACGTATCTGAATAAATTCTTCAGAAGGTTTAGTATGTTCTCCAATTTTATTGGTGAAAGTTTTTCTAAATTTAATAATGTTTTCGCAGTGCGCTTTTTTAATGACCAAATATGGAAAAATTTGCTCACAAAGTTCCAAGAGTTTATCTCCTGTAACTACCCACGTATGCACAGTCCGTTCATAAGATCTTTTGGACGTCCATCGTGTTCGAGCAGAATTAAGTCCGTCAAAATTGACAACCAACCAATCAATAAGAATTTGATCGGTATTATCAATTTTAAGGCAGCATCTATGATGACGAGTTATCTTGCCATTACTAGCTCTGCCTGCTTGGCCAATATAAAAGCAACCTTCTCCATCAATAATTCCAGCAAGATAGGCCAAATAAATTTGGTTATGTTGTTTTGGAGTAAATTCTGGAGATCTGCGATAATATTTTCTTCTTTTAGTTTCCATATAATTCCTTTCATGTACTACTGTGTCATAGTTAATGATAATTGTACAGAAATCCACGGTGAACGACTTAGCGGGTTGGATCCTTCTTACAGGATATGCGAAAGTCTGAACTCCTGAGGAAACCAGGAGAGAGAAACCCGAAGAGGTTTCTCCGCCTATGAAAATAGGTCATAAAAGTAACAGATTGTTTAAATGAAGCAGCGGCTCGTTTAGGCGTTTCACTCCGTTAATTTGGCGGAGTATAAATTTTTGGTAATTGACTTGGAAGCCTACGGTAATACTATGGCGACAGGGCGCAAGCAAGAGAGATCTGTGCAGCGTGAGAGACTAAACCCAAAAACTCAGAGATGAGATGTGATAGTCCGAACAGGAGTACGAAAGCTCCTGAGGTATACAGAAATGATATACCCCTCCTTGCGGAGAGTAACAAATGCAAACCGAGGATGAGTTAACCCGCAATATGCTTGCTGGAACAGCATCATTCATTAACTGTGTTGGTGGCGTGAACGGCGACAATCCAACAGAAATTTCACGTTCAGATGTTGATGAAATTGTTCGCACATTATTAAATAATGATGCGTACACAGTAATGGACAATATTGAAGGTGACGATAAGTTTGGTACTGCGCCAGTTAGAGATGCTTATTTTGGATTATGTTCAACTCAGTTGACAGGAAACCTTGATAATGTAGCTGGATTTATTCAGAAAAACCAATATCCATCACCTATGAATGCGTTGCGTTCTGAGTGGGGATCTATTGGAAATCTACGTTTCTTAGTTTCTTCAATTGGGTCAAAAACTCCAACAGCATCAGCTAATGGTTCAGATGTGTATAACATTTTCTGTGTTGGCATGGAAGCATATGCATGTATAGAACAAGATGGATATAGCGCAAGCTTTATCTACAGACCACCAATTTATGATGGTCCGTTAGCTCTAAATGCTTCTGTTGGTTACAAGTTTGCGGAAGTTCCTAGAATTACCAATGACTTGTGGGTTATTAATTTACGCACAACATTAGCTTAGGATATATAATGGCTTTAGATACAGCTATATTACAAGGAAAGTTTGTTTCTGATGGAGCAACTAAACTTGTTGAGCTACGTTCTGACGTAGATTGGATGGAAGTTATAAACCTTTCTAATGCTGCTGCAACTGACGATAATAGCGTTAGGTTTTTTTGGCAGCGTGGAATGGCTAATGGAACTGCTACCAGAGAATTCAAAAGTGGTGGTGGTGATAATTTAAACTTTAATATCTTAGCGACTACTGGCTTTACGCTTATAGATACAAGCGCAAGTCCTTTAACTGCAGCTATTGCAGTAACTGGTTCGTCAAACCTTACCCAGCCTGTTGTTTTAACTGCAGATACTGGTGCTTTGGTTAATGATGATGTTGTTCTTCTTACAGGATTAACTGGTCAAGAAAATTTGGCTGGAATTGAATTCCAAGTAGATACTCTTGTTGCTGATACTAGTTTCAAATTTGCTTATGCGATTGCTACTGCTCCTGGAGCAGCTGCAACTGCAGGTTTTTGGAGACAAGTAAAATGGGATAATATGTTTTATCCACGACGTCGCTTTATTGCTAACATTACTGCTGCTGGACCAGCTGTAGTTAGTTGTACTGTTGATCATGGATTAACTGTTGGACAAGAAGTTAGACTTGTTGTTCCTGCTGCGTATGCAATGACCCAAATGGATGGATTGTCAGCAACTGTTACTGCAGTTACTGCTAATACATTAACATTGGACATTGACTCTACGGCATTTACTGCGTTCAAGTTCCCACTTCCTGGGGTTGTTCCGTTTAGTCCTGCATTGGTTGTCCCTCTAGGGCAAGATACTGCAGAGTCACTTTCAAGTGGTGTAGATATTCTTGCTGGTGCAACTGATAACCGGGCAGTTCTTGCTATGAGCTTGCCAGGTGGAGAAGATGCTCCAGGTGGAGACACTAATGACGTAATGATCTGGAGAGCAGGGAAATCCTTTAGCGTAACTAATGAGTAAATAAAACACAGTGAGTTAAGCACCACGTGTTTTATTAGGTTTAGTCTAAAGCGCGGCCTGGTTTACTCCTTCCAGGTCGTGCTCTAAAAAAAGGAACAAAATGATAACAGCTGATCAAAGTAAAAGAAAAGAACAACAAAAACCTAAAAAAAATTTAAAATGGTACAGAGATAGAGACAGAGAGATGGTGAAAGGGATGTTCAAGTTTTATGAAGTTCCTGGCGGCCAGATGAGCTTTGTGCTTCGACTGTATAAAGAAGATCAAACAGAGCGATACGACATGGTAGACGGTCAAATATATAATGTCCCTCTCGGGGTAGCTAAACATCTTAACAATAATGGTTGGTATCCCGTACATGCCTATTTAAGTAATGATGATGGTTCTTCTCATATGCGTGTCGGACAAAAGAAACGAAGATTTGGATTCCAATCACTTGAATTTGTTGATATTGAAGGCCTTCAAGAAGAAGGTAAAGATGGAATTATTACCGTAGAAAAGGTATAAATTATGCCAGGCTTTGCTATTGTTAGCCCAACTTACACTCCTGCATTACGATTAGTTTCTAATGTAACTAACGCTTCTAGTGCTGTTGTTACCACGAGTTTTGATCATGGGTACTTAGCAGGGCTTGTTGTAAGAATTACTGTTCCTGAAGAATTTGGAATGAGGCAACTTCATAAGCTTGTAGGGACTATTACTTCTGTCCCTACAAGTGACAGTTTTGTGATTGACATTGATACAGTTAGTTTTGATTCTTTTACAGTTCCAGCTCCTGTTCCTTGGTATGTAAATGATTACCCGTCAGTTACCCCAGTTGGAGAGATAAATTCGTCATTATTACAGGCAACAAAAAATGTACTATAAGAATATTTCGCGATAATATATCTTCGTAGATAATATTATAATTAGGAGATGTTATGGCTACAGCTACTTTGGAGGCAATAAGAAACAAGGTCAGAAGGCTAACTCAAACTCCTTCTACAGCGCAGCTTTCTAATACTGAATTAGAAGAGTATATAAATACTTTTATAGCATATGATTTTCCTGAAACGTTACGTTTATTTTCTCTGCATAAGCCAGTGAAGTTTAATGTAGAGCCAAATATAGATACCTATACTATTTCTTCCGTTCTTGGCGATATAAACGAATATATTACCTTTAATCCTCCTGTATATATCGCAGGATTTAAATCACTTCTTTCTCAGTCAGAAGATGAATTTTATAACTTATATCCTTTTAATAATTCTATTCAAAGCACAGGCTTTACTGGAGATGGTGTAACGTTTAACTTTGCAGGAACCCTTTCAGGTAAACCTGTTTTAAGAGGAGACGTAGCATTCACTTCAAGAGATGCAGCTAATGATGGATTAATACTTAGAGATATTAATTCTGATGGCCTATTATCTGGAGATGGGACTGGTACAATAGATTATGTTACTGGAGCCTACACCCTTGCATTTTCTTCTCCTCCAGCAGCTGTAATAAACTCTCAAACAGTACCGTACCAAGCTGGACGTCCAACTGCGATGTTGTACTTTAATAATTCATTTACCTTTAGGCCGGTTCCTGATCAGCCATATGTAGTACAAATAGAAGCATTTGTTCAGCCAACCCAGCTTATAGAAAATGGAGATATTCCAGAGCTAGAACAATGGTGGCAATACATTGCATACGGCGCCGCAATCAAGGTACTACAAGACAGAATGGATATGGATACCGTTCAAATGATTATGCATGAGTTTAATAGACAAGAAAGAATGGTCCTAAGAAGAACAATTGTGCAACAAACAAATGAACGTACTGCTACTATCTATTCTAATCTTGAAAATGGTTCAATAGGTTCAAATAATTTTGGGAGCTCTGTATAATATGTCTATATTTATTCCAGATATGAAAGAATTAGCTGAAAATTATATTTTATATTCTAAAAAAAAGAAACTTTCACGCGAACAGTACGTGCGTTTTCTATGTAAAGCGTTAAAGAATTGCGTAAAGATAAAAGAATGTAAGAGTAAATTACGAATAGGGTAAAATTATGCCATACAATAAAGACATTCCGAAACCAACTGACAGAATTAAGTCATCTCAAAGTGACCTTTTGAACAACTTTCAGTCAATAGATGCTTTAATTAAAGTTGATCATGTGAAGTTTGATGATCCTTCTGCGAATCAAGGTAAGCATAATACCGTTTCTCTTCCTAATTATGTTTCAGATCCTCCAGGTACTCCAAGTCCTGTTGCCGTAGCCGATGAAATTAAATTATTTACAAAGGCTGTTACAGTTGGGCCTAGTACAGTAACACAACTCTTTGTACTTCCTGAAACAGGAGAGGCAACTGCGCTGGATAAAGCTGAAAGAAACATTACCTATGCAAAGCGAGATGCAAAAGGTGAAACAAAACTTCCATCTGGGATCAGGATTCAATGGGGTAATGATCAAGCCGCGGGAACTGGACTAAAAAATATTGCATTTAACTCTGCTTTTGCAAATACGTTTGGTATCTATGTGACAGTTGAGCAATCTGCAGGTGGAGACCCTTCGGCAGCTGGAGATGCGTTTGCTCGAGTGTACCAATTTAACCTTACTGATTTTGATGTTACAGCATGGAATTATGGCGGTTTTGGTGGAGCGCGACAACCAACAGCTGCATATTTTAGATGGTTTGCTGTAGGGATATAACATGGCAAAGACTCAACGGTTCCTTATTGCTCCAATTGATACGGGATTACAAAATAATGTAAAACCGTGGCTAATTCCAAATGACGCGTTTGATGTATTAAAAAACGCTTATACTTACAGAGGTAGAGTAAGGAAAAGATTTGGTTCTCGTTTAATGGATCAATCTGTTGATAACCAACAACTAGCATCACGATTACGCATTAATATTGGAACAACTGATGGATCTGGTAACTTAGCTGCACCAGCAGTAGTCCCAGGAACAGAACAAAATCCAGGCCAGATGTTTTCTTGTGGTGACGTTGTGTTCTCTGTGTATCAAGATGGAGCTACATTAGCTGGAGCGCCAACACGAGCAACTACTGCAACAGGAACGTTTACATTTGGTGGTCCTACATTTGCTCTTGCAGGTGGAGATGCTTTAATAGCAGCAACTGATGTCTATTTTTATCCCGCAACTCCAGTAATGGGGCTCTTAACAGAAGAAACAAGTGAAATAAATGATGATGGAACCATTGCGTTTGATACACAGTTTGCGTATGAATACATTGTTGGAGGCTGGGAGCGACTAGCGCTTGAGTCAGTTGCTGGAGATTCGCTATGGTCTGGAACTGATTCTCAATTCTTTTGGGGAGTAACTTCTTATGCAAATATTCTTACTACTCCTGACGATAGGCTTTTTGTCGTCAATTATAATAGAGATGATGGAATACGGAACTATAGCCTATCGACCAATACAGTAACACCTAAAACATGGTCAACTGTTGCCTATATAACAACAGGGGCTAATACACTTGATTCAGCAAAAATGGTTCTTGTGTTTAAAAATAGACTTTTGGCGCTTAATACATTAGAAACTGTTGGTGGCAATGATCGCGTTTATCAGTATCGATGCCGATATTCTCAGACGGGAAGTTATGTTAGCGCAGCTGATACGTTTTCTGAAGTTTCGGGGAAGGGCGGATTTCTAGATGCTCCTACTGAAGAAGCAATTGTAAGTGCTCGAATTATCAAAGATAGACTTATTGTTTTCTTTGAAAGAAGTACCTGGGAACTTGTCTATCAAGGCAACCAAATTAGGCCGTTCGCATGGCAAAAAATAAATTCTGAATTAGGTGCTGAGTCTACTTTTGCATCAGTTATCTTTGATGGTGATATTGTTGGAGTTGGAAACGTTGGTATTCATGCCTGTAATGGCGCATATGTAAAAAGGGTAGATGAAAAAATACCAGAGCTTGTATTTAAGGTTCACAATAAGAATGCTGGCGTTGAACGAGTATACGGTATAAGAGATTTTGAAACAGAGGCTGTCTATTGGACGTTTCCTCAAACGGGAAAATCTCCAGCAGACACAGATCCAAAATATCCCAACCAAGTGCTGGTGTTTAATTATAAAAATGGTTCTTGGGGGCTTAATGACGATACAATTACCTGTTTTGGGTATTATCAGATAAAACAAGACATTGTATGGAGCGCTCTGCCGGTAGCATGGGAAGGGTATGATGAACCATGGTCAAGCGGCGAATTCCAAGCTGTTACTCAATCAGTTCTTGCAGGAAATCAAGAAGGATTTACATTTATTATAAGTAAAGATCTTGGAAGAAATGCTCCAGCGCTTCAAATAACCGATATAGCTCTGTCTGCTGTTGATTTTGATGTTCAACTTACTGTTATAGATCATAATTTTATAGCAGGAGAATTTATACGCATTGAAAACTGTATAGATAATACTTTGTTGAATGATAGAAACTTTGAAATCTCCAAGATCGTAGATAAAGATACTATTGAAATAATTGATCCAATTTTTACCATTACGCCAACATATCAAGGTGGTGGAACTATAACGCGTGTAAGCAGGATAGATATTAGGACAAAAGAATTTAACTTCTTTGTTAAGGAGGGTGTTAGTCAGTTTGTTTCTCGTGTAGATTTCCTTGTTGATGGTACAGAGAATGGAGAAATAACGGTAGACACATATCCATCTTCGTCTCGGTTAGCGGTACAGTCTCTTCTTTTAGAGACGACACCATATCCGATCTATCCACTCGAAGAATTCCAAGATAGGTTATGGCATCCAATTTATACACAACTTGAAGGAAGTGGTTCTCAATTAAGGATTTATTTAACTGACATACAGTTGCAAAACTTTGATATTGTAAAAGCTGATTTTCAGTTACATGCATTTGTGTTTCATGCTATGGAAAGTAGTCCTCGATTAGGTTCATAATTGCTTTGCTTTATTAGATTGCTGAAGTAGTATGAGTACATATGACGCTTTTCATGAGTTGTTTGTTTCATCTCTCTTCTTTCTTTCTTTTTTCTTTGGTCACTATAAAATACTTATAGTGACCATCTTTTATTCTACAATCCATTCAAGAACGACATATGTTGTTGTGTATCCAGTTCTATCTGATCCAGTTGTAATTGATACATTAGTTGCGTCAACGCTAAGTTCTATATTATTTGCATCGGTAGGTGAGGCGTAAGGCAGCGGTATAAATGAAGAGCTAGGATCAGTTGCTGTGCCATAAATTCGAGTAAATGATGTATTTGCATCTATTGTTATTCCATGGGCTACGTTAGTTGTTCCTGTATTTGGAAGCGCACCAAAGTCGATTACTTTTCTAAAGACGTTTCTATATTTAGGGATTTGTGCTGTAGATGAATTGAGCGCAGGATCTGGAAAATAGAGTTGTCCGTTAGCCATTTCTTCTGTTATATAATATCCCGTGTCCTTTAAATTAAGAACAGTTGAAATTACATTTATACTTTGTCTTAATCGTGTTAAAAAGTTTAAATATTCTGGTGAGTTTGGGTCCATTTGTCCTGGGTGTAACGAGTCAAATACATCAGTTGTTGGAACAAATACTCCATCTTTAATGTCTGCCATTTTCTCTCCTTATGTTTTGTTTATATTACTGACTATAGTATCATAACGATGATATATATATTACACGTTGTATTGAAGGATATTGTATGGCTAACTTAATGAGTCTTTTGTTTGGTGATCTTTTTAGGTCAGGGGGTCAGCAGCAAGGAGACGGAGGCCAACAAGCATCGTTTACTGATCTTCCTACTGGTGGACGAATAGGAAAGTTTGAGGGCCAAGATCCACAACAACAGGACCTACGAAGCCAGCTTATTTCTCTTTTGTCTGGTCAGCTTGGCGGACAAGGACAAGGACAAGGGCAAGATCCGATAGCTGAACAAGCACGAACTGACTTTAAAGAAAGAGGTCTTCCTGAACTATTAGAACGATTTACCGCAGGAGGAAGCTCGCTTAGAGAATCTGGAACACGAGATGCTATTCTCAGAGCACAAACAGGCCTTGAGTCACAGCTTGCTGGTGGAAAATATCAAATGTTACAAAATTTATTAGGTACTGCCCTAACTCCAACTTCTCAACAATTTCACATACCGGCAAGAAAAGGATTATTTGGAGGCCTACTTGAAACTTTAGGTGGAGGAGCATCTGCAGCAGCACCATTTTTTGCTGCCCAATATGGTCTTGGTAAAGGAGGATTAGGATAATGGCAATACAAACACTTAGAGAAACAGATTTAGGTGGAGACATTGGTTCTGCTTTTGGAACAGGTTTAGGTCGGTCGCTAGAATTATTGGCAAAGATGCAATTGGGCGAGATGCAGCAAAGAAGACAAGATAACTTGCGTGGCTTTGGTGAGGCGCAACAGCAAGCGGAGCAAGAACAAGAGCAAGGCCTGTTGGAAAATATTTTATCTGGGAGTCTTGGCGGCCAAAAACAACAGGATGCCCCAGAAGAAAACTTGGAAAATATTCTTTCGTTGCTTGCGGGAAAAGAGCAGTCTCAACAACAATTACAACAACCAGCAGAAGAAGGGATTATTCCACAACAAGAAGCGGCGCCAACTGAAGAACCTAAATCAACCCTTTCGCCTGGAGCTCGAGCCGCTAAAGAACTTGAATCATTTGAATCTCAATTAAATAATCTACCTCTCACGGCGATACAGAAAGCACGAATGAGAGAACAAGTTGAAAAAAGATTTGATAGATTTACTGCGCAACAAGATAAAATTGATACAAAAACAAAAAAATATTATGAACAATTAAGAGAGACTGAAGAAGGCGCAACTTCAGGTGACATTAGACTTGATAGAATGGAAGAGTTAATTAAGGAAGGACGGCTTCCATCTCCTCTTGGAGCATCAATACTAGAAACAATTTCTCATGTTGTACCTGTGCCTGGAACTGGAAAAAGTGTAGGGATAGATCTTAGAGGAACATTTTTAAGTGATGAAGCTCAAGAATTCTCTAAACTATCCAAAGATTTTTTAAAAGATGTTAGAAAATTCTTTGGATCTAAAGTTACACAGCAAGAAGTTAACCAGTATCTTGAAACTATTCCAAATTTAATGCAAAGCGACGAGGGAAAGTTACGCGTCATAAGAAATATGCGTCTCTTTAATCAAATTTCAAAGCTAAAAGGTAAAATTGGTAAAGATATTATAGATAACAATAATGGATATCGTCCTCATAACTTTGAGCAATTAGTAGAAAAGCAAGCAGAACCTCAAGTTGAAAAAATTGCCAAAGAGTTTAAATCTGAAGTTAGTTTCATTAAAGAATCTATTAAAGAGAAAACACGAAGACAAGATGTAAGGCTTAAGGCGTTTGCTAAGAAACAAAGATTGTTTTAACTCCAGTCATTAAAGTTTCTTGCTTTGTTTATTATTTTAAAAGGGGCAATTAAAAGATGTTTTAATGCTTTATATATGAAGTAATATATGGTATAAATTAAATTTATTTGGAATAAGAATATATATGCCATTACTGGCAATAATAGTATAGATTCTATCATGTTTATTTTCCTTTGCTATATCTTGAATTGCTGTGTTGTTTGTCTTGGCAACACAGCCTCTTTTATATTTTTATTGTTTCTTTTTGTAAAAGCCACGCTGAAACGGTATCTTTTCTATAGTCTTCTAAGTCTACCTTTCTCAATTCGGGAATTAGAGAGTAGTCGACGCCACCTTTTCGTTCCTGAATTAGAAATGAAAACCCTCCTCCTTGCGAGCTTATATTCTTTGAGAGGCATATAAGCTCATTCCTCATTTTATTCTGCTTAATCTGTAATTCTCTTATGTCATTCTTTAAGGAATAAAGATCATGAGCAGCTTCTACCCATTTATTTCTTCTTCTTACGATTTTCATTTTATAACCTCCATAGGTTTTATAGTGTTCTTTTCTTGTTATTAATTTCCATTACTAGTCTTTGTTTGCCAGTTACCCATAAAAAATAAATATATATCCATGATAAAGGGTTTAATAAAACGAACGTTCCGAATGCAATTCTTTTTGCTTTTTTATATATGGAGACATTCTTTTCTTCTATTGGATCTATTATTTTTTCTATTTTGAAGAAAATTTCACAATTATCATACTTTCTAACGACTGTTTCTTCGATGCGTATTGGAAGATTCTCCCCGTATTGCATTTCTGCCGAAACGACTCTATCAAAATATTCCTTCGATACTTCCTTTCTACTTCTTTTAGGTCCAGACTTCATATAAACTTCATGCTCCATATAGCTTTTTACGATCAATTCTTCGATATACAACGCGGTTGGCTTGTTATGATGTTTTGCCCAAGGCTCTATAGATTCAAAGATGTCTCGTGATATTTCAATTCTCTTTTTTTGTTTTATTTTACTTAGTTCTGGTTTTGGTTCTTCTTTTTTAATTTCAGCTTTTTTGACTACAGGGTCTTCAATCTTTTTATCTATAGTTTTTTTTACTACAGGATCTTCAACTTTTTCTACATTAGAGTGCTTCATAGTCTTCCTCTTTAAGATTTCCATATTTTAATTGTTCTTTTAAATGTTTGTTAAAAATTTTTTCTATATACAATGAAAGAGATTCGTTATGCTTTAATGCTAGTATTCTCAGGGTTCTTCTAACTTCTTCATTAACCCTAAAGCTCATCTGTTTTTTTTTCATTTGTGTCCTTCTATACCTGCTACCATACTACCAATATACCATGGTAGCAGATTATTGTCAAACAAAAATTAAGTGTTATATAGTGATAATAAATAGGTTTAATTTTTACAGGAGTCTATATGGCTATTAATAGAAAAAGAGTAAGCGTTGGATACGGGTTAACCAATGCATTACAATTACTAAGTCCTGAACCGATTGTTGCGCAACGTGCTCCAGGAGCTAATGATTTTGCAGCATATGGTACTATCTGGTTGGATAACTCTAACGACGTTGTTTATATTTTGCGAGAAGTTACAGCAAACGTAGCTTCATGGGTTTCAGTTGGCTCAGGAGCAGGCGTATTTACTTCATTAACGGTTAGTGGAGACTTTACACAAACAGCTGGAGATATGGATGTTGATGCAGACTCTGTTGCTTTAACTGCAACTGACGCAGCTGCTGACGCGGTAACAATTGAAGCTTCAGATGCGGCAGGTGGGATTCAGTTAAATTCAGCGGGTGATATTGCTGATTCAATTTATCTACATGCTGATGCTGGAACAAGTGAGACTATTAGAGTTCATTCAGATCAGGGTACTGGCGTAGCGTCAGTTGCTCTTACTTCTGATGTTGGTGGTATTACCTTGACTTCTGGATTAGCTTCTGATGATGCCCTTAATTTAGCTGCAACTGCAGGTGGAATAGATCTTGATGCTGCACTTCAACTTAACATAACTTCTACAGAAGCAGCGGCTGATGCGGTAACAATTCTAGCCTCTGATATTGCAGGTGGAATTGATATTACTACTGGTGGCGGTGAAATTACTCTCGATGCAAATGCTACAGGTAATATTAAACTTACACCAGATGACACTACTGTTGCAGGCGTTGCGCTTACTCTTGATGCTAAAATTGGAGTAGCTACATTTATTAGCCAAACAACAGCTTCAGCTGCTTCACAAGCATTTACTATAACTAATAGTGAAGTTGGTGATGGAGCCGGAATTATTGTAACGGTAACCAATCAAGGTAGTAATGATGCCAAAATGTCCGTAGATTCCATTAAAACTGCTGCAGGGTCATTTATTGTTAACACAACAAACACAGGTGCAGCAAGTTTAAATGGAGACGTAGTAATAAGTTGGATTGTCTTAAACTAATCCCGTAAACACGAAAATTTGTTGATTATTGCCGAGGTTTTTCATATAGTGGACTTTTATAACAAGGAGTCCACTATATGAAAAAAAGATGTATTAAATGCGAAGAGATTTTAAGTTATGATTCTTTTTGCGAGTTTATTGCCGTAACAAAATCTGGAAAAATAAAAAAGAGAAGAAGCGTTTGTTATGAGTGTAACTATAAAAAAATAATCATAAGAGCTTTCAAGTGGGAAAACTCTACTAAAAAAGAAAAACTAGAGCACTTAGGTAAAAAGTTTAATAAGTATGTTGTTAAGAGAAAAGGGTGCTGGGATTGGAGTGGCTTTGTTCGCAGTGATGGATATACAAGAATACGTATAGGTCCTGGGTTAAATAAAAGATCTGTTGGAGGACATGTTGTTTCATGGATGATTCATAATAAAGACGTTAACCATGAATCTTTTGGGAAAGACAAGTTTTTTATTTTACACAAGTGTGACAATAGAAAGTGCTCAAATCCAAAACATTTATTTAAAGGTTCTCATGCAGACAATATGATCGACATGGCAAAAAAAGAGAGATGTAAAAATTCAAAGCTTACGATAAGGCAGGTTAAAATCATAAAAAATCTTTTAAATAATGGTATACGAATTACCCCTATATCTAAAAAATACAATGTAAGCTTTTCAACAATATATGATATTAAGAATGAAAAATCGTGGAAGCATGTAACAATTTAATATAAATTGTCGTATAAATGAATGTCGCGGTATACTACTCTCGTATAGATTATTTTTTTTAATAGGAGCTTTATGAAACAAATAGGATATGTTCACATAGAAGAAGAAAAAGACGACAAGCTTTTCACTTTTTCAATGCCAATGGATGCGCCATTATCTGATTCAAGTGAAGTTGCGCTTAAAATATTTAAAGCGTTAGATAAAATGTATCGAGATGCTGTTGATAACGAATTAAAAGCGGCAGAAGAAAAAGGAAAAGAGACTGATAAAAAAAAAGAAGCAGTTATGAAGACTGTTACAGAAAAATAAAAAAATAAAGGGATAGTAATGTCTAATTTAGCTATTAGGTTACAAGCTGAACCTATAAGATCGCTTGCTGCTGCAAGTGTTGTTGCAGGATATGTCGCGGTTGGAACAGCTCTTGCTAATCCAGCACGGCTTATCATATTAAATAATCTCACAGACGAATCAATCATGATTTCATTTGACGGTGTAGAAGATCATGTAGCAATAGCCGGACCTGGAAGCTTTGTGTTGGACATTACTTCCAATAAAGGAGTTTCAGGAGCTCTGTTTCTTGCTCAAGGTTCTACTATTTATGTTAAAAGAATAGGTGTTCCGACTACAGGTTCAGTATATGTAAGTTCTTTTTATGGTGATAACGGATATTAGGAAATAAATATGTCATCTCTGCGATTACAAGCTGACCCTATACACTCTCTTGTATTTAGCTCTATTGGAGCTGCTTATATGGGAATAGGGACAGCTTTTGATGAATCTGCACGGATGGTATACATAAGCAACCTAACTGATGCTACTTTAATGTTTTCTTGGGATGGCGTAGATGACCACTTTCCTGTTTACGGATGCAGTGCTTTGTTATTAACAATTACTCAAAACAATGAACACGTATCTGAAAGTTTTTCACTTCCTGCCTTAAGTCGCCTTTATGTAAAACAGCTTGAGATTCCAGCTACAGGAACCGTTTATGTTACCCATTTCCGTGGAGTTAATGATGCTTAAGGATATAATATGTCATATATGACTCAGTTTGATGTGAGTGGGACAGTCGGATCAGTATTAACCATCACGGGAGATGCTGGCGGTGCTGTTTCTCCTACGGTTGGAAACATTGATTTACTTGGTGGAAACAATATAACCACAACAGGAAACCCTGGAACAAGTACCATAACAATAGATGTAACAGGTACAACGCAGTATTCACTTCAACTTGGTAATGCTACTGGAAGTTTAACTTCTCTTGGTGTTGCTACAGATGGACAAATTCCAATAGGATCAACAGGTTTGGACCCTGTATTAGCAATACCTACAAACGGTACAAATATTTCATGGACAACTGGTGCGGGAACACTGCAAGCTGATTTAGTTGCTACTGTAGCTGTTACGCTAGGTGGAACAGGAATTATAAGTCCAATAGATCATGTACTTATTGTCGGTTCAGGTGCAGCAGCAATGACTGAGTTGGCAGTTGGTGCTACAAATCAGGTTCTTTTAGGGAATACAGGCGCAGATCCAACTTGGGGTTCTGTTGATTTAACCACAGATATTACAGGTATATTGCCGGTAACTAATGGTGGAACAGGAATAGCTGATCCTACTGATCATAGTTTTCTTATTGGGTCAGGAGCGGCTGCATTAACAGAACTTGGAGTAGCTACTAACGGACAATTACCAATTGGTTCTGTTGGAGCTGACCCTGTACTTGCAAATATAACTTCTGCTGCAGATTTAGAAATTACAAATGGCGCAGGAACAATAGATATCACACTTGATGCAAATACTCATGAAACTGCAATTCATGGATGGAATGGTTCTTTATTAGAAACAGCAGCTATTACGGTAACGGCAGCTGGCGGTGTAATTACATTTTCTGTTGAGAAATCAGGTGGTGGAGACCTTACGGCTATTTTTTCAGATGGTTTTTACGATTGGGATACTACGCCGGCCGAAACGATTGCCTTAACTGCTGGTTCTGATATAAGTCCTCAAATAAATTATGTCTATCTATTGCAGTCTACAAAAACACTGACTGCTGCTACAGGTGGATGGCCTGCTGCAGAACACGCTCCATTGGCGACTGTATTATGTCAAAGTGCTGCTTCTTTACAAACAGATGGCGCATATAAGGTTCATGCATGGACAGACCATGTTACTCAAACTGATGATCAAGGTCATATAGGTGATCTTAACTTTTGGATACGGCAACAAAACGCTACCTGGAGTAGTGGCGTAGCACAAACATTTTCTGGAAGTGGAACTGGGACAATTGGGTTATCAACAGCTTCTGGAGTTGTACTTCAACTTCATGATCACGTTTTCCCATTATTTTCAGATCCAGCTACGATATATTGTATTAATGATCCAGATACTGCATACAGAGAAATTACAAATATTGCAGACCTACAAAAGGATTCAACTGGGGCAAGTTTAACTGATAAAACGTACGCGTTAGTATTTTGGGGATGCGTTAGTGAAGATACTGGAGATTGTAAAATCTTTTGTAATCTCCCTAGTGGGTCAGAAGGGCGTGGAAAAGAAAAACAGGTAAGAGAAGACAAGAAAAGAGAAATAAACTACTCAATTCCAGACGAGTTTAAAGGTACAGGGTTTTTAATATACCGATTAGTAATTGAAAACGATTCAGATACAACTTGGACTCTTGATGTTGGTGGAAATGGAGATGATCTTCGTGGTCAAATACCAAATACTACAGCTGGCGGATCGGTAGGGACAGGAACAGAATTTGTAGATAATACTTTTAGAATTCTAGATGATATTGACGGAAGCAAAGAAATTGCGTTCCAAGCAAGCAGTATAACAACAGCAACAACAAGAACGCTTACCGTTCAAGATGCTGATGGTACTATTGCTCTTTCTGGTGTTGCAAACTTTGGAACAGGAGTTACGTCAAATACTGCATATGCTGTTCTGTGTGGTGGAACTACGACTACTAACCCGATTCAATCAATTGCAAGTGTTGGTACAGCTGATCAGGTATTAACGTCTAATGGCGCTGGCGCTTTACCAACATTTCAAGATGCTGGTGGTGGTGGCGGAATAACCTGGAGTGTTATTACTGCAAATCAATCTATCGTTGTTGATGAAGGATATGTCTGTAATAAAGCAGGTGTATTAGCCTTAGCTCTTCCTGCTACTGCTGCTGCAGGAACTGTATTTAGAGTAACTGGTATGAATACTGATCTTGGATGGTCTGTGACTCAGGGAGCTAATCAGCAAATACATATTGGAAATGTTTCTACTACATCTGGGGTAGGTGGTTCATTAGCTTCTACACTTAAGCGCGATAGCATTGAATGTGTTTGCGTTGTTGCAGATTTAGAATGGAATTGTGTTTCTATGTTTGGTAACGTTACCGTAGTATAGGAGATTAAATGAACACCCTAGAAAAAATTAATATGGCAATTAACATCTTGAAAGTTGTTGCCCTTGTTATGATTCCAGTTGTTATGCTAGGAGGGCGCTTTTTGTATAAAAGATATCCAAGCCTTAAGCAAGACAATCCTACTGAAGAGCTTATAGAAGATGTTATTGAGAAATTCGGTGGTATTTATATTGATATCAGTCCTGAAACGGAGGAAGTATAGTGGCAACTCAGAACAGTCTTAATAAAAAATCTCAAGAGCTTACTGTTGACCCTGGAGCTTCAGGTGATTCTTTTGTACAGTTCGATATAAATGGTACTGGAGAGTTTAGAATTGGTGTTGATGATGACGCAGGCGATTCATTTAAAATATCTCAAGGATCTGCTCTCGGAACTACCGATACGTTTGTTATGACGGCAGCTGGTGAAAATACTAAACCATTGCAATCAGCTTTTTTGGCTAATTTAGGTACTACTGATTCAAATGTAACAGGTGACAATACTCTGTTTTCCCTAGGTAGTGGTAATGCTTTAACTGAAATATTTGATCAGAATTCTGATTTTAACACTAATGGAACTTTTACTGCTCCTGTTACGGGAAAATATAGGTTTGATATTGGTGTTACGGTTACGGGATTAACAACGAGTTTTACTAATATGGCTCCTAGGTTAGTTACGAGCAACAGGACTTATATATATCACCAAATATCACCAGGGAAGGTTTATGATTCTGGTACTGATTATGCATATAGTTCAACACTATTAACCGATATGGATGCGGCTGATACGGCTACAGTTGGAATAAATGTTTCAGGATCAAGCAAGACGGTCGATGTAGTAGGCGGAAGTAGTCCACTATCGACGTGGTTTTCAGGTAATTTAGAATGTTAGGTGCTCTATGGCTACAAATAATGCACTGAATAAAAAATCTCAAGAATTAACAATTGATCCGGGTTCAAGCGGAGATTCTTTTGTACAATTTGATATTAATACAACAGGTGAGTTTAGAGTTGGTGTAGATGATACTGACGATTCTTTTAGGGTTAGCCAAGGGTCTGCATTAGGGACAAATGATACATTTATTGTAACTGCAGCTGGTGAAGTAACGCGGCCATTGCAACCAGCTTTTGGTTCTGATACGAATGATTATAATGTTAACGAAACAGGAGATGGGACTGTTTATACTGTTGAATATAATGGTGGAGAATATTTTGATCAAGGATCAGATTATGACGGAACTACTACATTTACCGCGCCGGTAACTGGAAAATATAGATTTAACGGAAGTGTTTTATTTAATTTTTTACCATCAGGTGCTACAACTGGATTTGTGCAAATCGTTACTTCTAACAGGACATATAAATCATTGATAGCAGGTTATGGAAAGCTTTGGATAGTGGGACAAAGGAGTGCTAATATAGGGATTACATCAGCCTTATGTGATATGGATGCGTCAGATACTTGTGTAATACAAGTTTCGATATCAGGCGGGACTAAAGTTGTGTATGTTGGGTTCACCGATCGCGGAGTGTTTAATGGATCTCTTATTTGTTAATAAAGGATAAATAATGAAAGTTACAGTTGATTGCCTATGCGCAGAAAAAGAATTTGAAATTACAAAAACACAAAAAGCTGTTATTTGTAATGAAATAAAATCAGAGATACTTGATGCTGATTTAAAGCGTCGTTTGCAGTATGTCTTAATGCACAAATATGAACAATGCTTTAAGCGCCTAAAGGAAGAATGGGAACAAAAACTAGCAAATAATGGAGTTAAGTCTTTTCCTGCTGATAAAGACGAATTTGCAAAACTTGTTTTTTCACAGGCAGATTATAAAGATAGAAGTACTCGAGACGAAGAAGCAAAACAAATTTAATTAAAATTTAACGAAAAAGGACAGTAAATGGCACGATCAAAAAGATTAAGTGGTATCCATCCATTAGCATATCTTGGTGTAGAGCCAGATACTCCGACACAATTTACTGTCCAATATCGTGATCCAACTGTAAATGATTACCGTCAATGGAATCTTGGAGCTGAGTGGCTTAATAGTTACACGCAAGATGTTTTTAAGTTAGTTAATAAAGAGAAGAATGTAGCTATATGGGCTATGATGGCTACAGGTGTAGGAGATTTAGAAAAACTTACTTCTGATGATGCTAATATAGTCACCCCAACTTCTGGTAATATTAATATTGTTGGTGGAACAAATTTAGCAACAACAGGAACATCTGGGCCTAATACTTTAACCTTAAACCTTGATGGAATTACACAATATAGCGTCCAAGTTGGTGGAGCTACTAACGCTCTTACACAGATTCCAAATGGGACAGATGGACAAGTATTTCTTTCGGCTACAGGTCTAGATCCTGCATTTGCGACACTCACATCAACAGGAGGAACTATAACCTTTACTCCTGGCGCTAATACTTTAAATTTAGAATCAACAATTAATCCTGCAATAGTTGGTGGCTTAGGTATAACTGTAGATACTGGAGCTAGTACTATTACTATACATTCTGATGATGGGACCGCATTAAGCGCATCAAATAAAGGAATAATAAGATTCCCAAGTAAAATTAACCCAGGAACATCATTAGCAATAAATATAACAGCAAATGTTAGTATTGATTTTTCTGATATGGATGGAAATGAAATGGGTACTGATGGTGCAGTTGATTGGCCTGATGATATGCCATTATATCTATATGGTGTAATGAATGATAGTGAAGATGGTCTTACATTTGGTATTGCTCGAGTTCCACATCATGCAGGAAGTGGAACTGCTGCAGATATAGGAACTCCGTCAACAGCAAATGCTGATACTGACATGTCATTTTTCTTATTTGAAAGTGTAACTATTAGTGATTATGATGATAATCCAGTTACTCTTATTGGTTCACTTGCTGCTACAAAGAACGCCTCAACTGAATGGTCATTTTCTGCAATAAATCCTGGGAATACTGGTATTGGGTATTATCAAGAAGGACAAGGCTTTACCTTTCCTGAAGGGCAATGTGGAGCTGACAATAATTTATTATATTCATCTGCAACGACTCCTATATTTGATAATGTTGAATATAGCTATTCAATTGATAAAGATGGAGAAATTGCATTATCAACTGGACATAATAAATTATTAACTATAGGAACAGGGTCAGCAACACTACTATTATTAGTACCTATTAGGCCTATAGCATCTAAAACAACACGAAGTGGTGGCTCATTTTCTATATCATCTTTTTCAGTATCAGATTCAAACTATACTGGAGTTTATTATCCAATTGTTTCTGAAAATGTACGAGCAAATGGTTTTTGGGGAATTGAATTTGTTAAAATAGAAACAAGACGTCTTAATGTTGTTGATTTTGATACAACAAATACTACGAATGCTCAAATTGCTGGATCATATTCATTTAAATTAAATAGAAATCTTGTGCCATAGTTATACAGGGTCATTTAGTTACTGCTCTTTAATAGCTCCATCTTTTAACTTTATACAGTTTGTAAAGTATTAATGATCCGACAATTCCTGTAGCAAGCCATACTGTGTTGCATATTTGGGCGTTAAATAGAAACTTTAAAAAACAGGTGCAGCTTATATAGGTAATATAGAACTCTGCTACGCAAAGTGCTAAATCTTTATGTGGCATAATTAAAAGATCTTTTGCGGCTTTAAAGGAATATCTCTTTTTTGGAGTTTTAATAAATACGAAAAGTAAGCATGCTAAAAAAATAGAAAAAATGATATAGTCAGATTTTGACATATACCACTTAAAAATTGTTATTTTATCTAAAGCTTGAATGCCGAGCCATGCTAAAATAATAGAGGCTATTCTTACATATCTGTTTACTGGTCTAGTTTTCATTCGGTAACTCCTTTTTTTATAGGGGGCCATTTAAATAACCCCCTATCTATTTTATTATTTAATAAATTATGGGCAAGGAAGAGGAAGAATAGCTAAATATACAGCTTGTGCTAGCGCTTCTATAGACCCAATAACTCCTCCTGACAATGGAATTGCCGCAAGGCCAATATCTCGAGCTATCTCACTGTTACCAGATTCATGGATTGCTCTGCCTAAAAAGATAGCAGGTGATGCAACAGGACCAGCTGCATAAGGAGCAGAAAGAGCCGATTTTTCTACTTTATTGTATACTTTTCCATAAACTCTTCTTGCCGCCATGTCTTTTGGTTTAGTTTTTTCAGCAACTAATCTTCCAACAGCAGCTAATGCACCATATCCACCTATTTTTACCATCCAATAAGCTACTGAAGCAGTTATAGGTCCACCACCTTTTCCTGTTGCATGAGCATTAATCCCGTACTCAGTTTCTTTTCCGCCAGACATTTTATAAAGAGAAAGTCCAATTAATCCTTCATCATAAGCTTCTGCTACTACAGTTGGATCTATGTCTCTAATATCTTTATCGAGAAATTCTCTCTTTATTTGATGCATTTGATCGTTGTCGAATACTTCATATAAATTTGGTTCATTATTAATAACAACTAACCTTCCTTCAGAACTTGCTTGTATGTTTACTGCGCATACAAACGTTGCGACTAATACTGCTTTAGAAAGACGCATGCTTACTGTTTTCATCTTTTTTCTCATATAAAAATGTGTATATTTGTTTACTTCTAAGCTTCTTTTTCTTCTTCTTTTTTCATGTATGACATAGAGTTCCTTGCGTTATGGTAGAAATGGAACAGCGGTAAGAAATACTCCAACGGATGTAGATGCAGCCTCAACTGGAACAGGCCCGCTTACTGTAAGGTGTCCAACAACGGCAACGGCTGAAATCGGTCCACCTCCTAGTTTTGTAATAGTATTTGAAATTGCGCTTACAACAGCTACGTTTGAACCAACCCCTGAAGCCATAAAAGCTGATTCAGCTACCTGTATAGCTCCATCATAGACAGTTCGTTTTTTAGAACCTTTTTTTGGGGCAATATCGTCAGCGGAGAGTGTAGATTTCACTATTTGTTTAAACCCAGAAACTACAATTCCATATCCAATCAATTTAGTTCCCCAGTATCCTATAGCTCCAACAATAGGGCCTCCGCCTTTTCCTTTGGCGTGAGACGCTATTCCAAACTCTAGGCCATTGTCACCTTGAATTTCGGTAGGACGAAGAGAAATGAGCCCTGATCTATATGCTCTTATAACTTCAGAAGGATCGATATCTCGAATCTGTCGATCAAGAAACTCTCTCTTTACTTGATGCGCTTGTCCATTATCAATAACCTCAAAAGATTCCCTTGTGTTGTTATAAGTAACATCTCTTCTTTCATTGCTTGCATTAATACTTATTGAGCATATGCATGCCATAACTACGAGCGACTTCTCTAAACGCCTGCTTACTGTTGTCATGTTTTCTTCTCACATAAAAATGTATGTATATATTTATCTCTATGCTTCTTTTCTTCTTCTTCTTTTTTCGCGTGTTATCGTTTTATTCCTTTCAGGTTAAAGATTTTTTATAATTAATTATTTTCTTAGCAAAGTTAAATCCGCATTTTAATTCTTTTGCCATATATATTACTATTGTTCCACTCCCAACATCCTGATTGAGCTATTTTTACCCTTCTGAGGAAATGTTGTTTTAGCTTTTCGCCTGTTTTAACATATTGCATTATTTCCCATTACGTAAATTTTTTATTTTTCTTATCCTGTTAATTGAAGTAAGGAACTTTTGCTTTGGAAGGTCGGCCAAATTCTGAATCTTAAGTCCATCTAGCAAGTCCTCGGCTAGGTCGGGGTATTCGCTTAGTTCGTATTCGACTTCTTCGAGCTGTTCGCGAGTAATAGTCTCTAATTTATTTTCTTTAGGATTATACTTTGTGTTGAGTGCGGTACCTTTAGCGAACGTATCTCTATGTGTTGCTGTTGCATATTCTCCGTCATCGTCATCATCTTTCCCGACAATTCCAACAAGTGATCCATACGCGCATCGTTTTAGGTTAGTTATATATGAGTCTAAGGTTCGTAGATCGTTCTTTGGTGGAATAATTCTTATACGGCTTTCTATCCATTGACCGCTTTCATGTGATAGAATGGTATGTAGGGTCATTTGACCGTCATCATTAGGTAGTATTTGTTGTATGACAGCAAGACCACACTTAGAGAGCGATGGGCGTGAAGCTTTTACCATATCGCCAAGATCAATATATCGTTCTTTAAAATAAGGGTTTTCTTTATTGCCAGTGACGGCAGGCATCTCTGCTTGAGCTTTAGAAAGTGCACCAAAGAGATCTTTGAGGTCTGGGGACCTTGTAGAATTGTTGTAAGCAGTGGTAACAAGGTCGCCCAGACGAGACTCTATTTCAGTTAGTCGCAGAATTATTTCTTCGTAGTTTTTATTTTCCATTACTATCCTTTTTTAAAGATTATGTATAGTTAAACTCCGTCAGTATCGTCATCGGGTTGTAAACCTAAAAGAGCGAGTGCTTCATAGCGACGAGTATATGTTCTTATTGTTCCGAGTTCTTGCATATAGCTAGTCTTCTTTGTGTTTTTTGCTGAAAACTCTTCAGGTGTTGGGAATGGCATTTCGTATTGTGATTCAAAGTACTCTCCGCTTGAGTGTCCTATTCGTGTATGTAATATATTTTTTCGTGTTGTGTATTGAGTAAAGTGAAGTTCAAATTCTGCAAGTATCGGTAACGTTGATGAAAGAACGCTTGAAAGTTCTGCATATTTATAACCATACCCTTGTTTTTCCTTAGCTATTGAAGGGAATTTAGCTTGTGCTTGCGCAAAGGCAGTAAAGACTTCCTTAACTACTGGAGACTGTGTAGGGTAGCTTGCGAGTTCAAGGCCACGCTTAAGGTAAAGGTCTCGTTCTTTGGTTACTCTATCTAATACAGTAGAAATATTGTCCATATTAATCCTCGTACTTAAAGTTATAGGTATCTAAACAGGCGTAACACCAGTTAACAGTATTTTGTATTGGAAAATCAAATTTTGGTTTATTCTCGTTGCAGAATTTGCAGAGTATTTTGGTATTTTTGCTTACAGACAGCTCTTTTTTCATACTTTTCCTTTTCTTTCTCTTGGTTTATATGTACAATAATAACATATATGACAAAGGATAACAATAATAATAAAAAAAAAGAGTACAAGGTAATGTTTGACAAAGATATGAGAGAACGGTTAATATCTGTTATGATGATTCATCCTGAGTCAAGAAGATATTATGCTCGTGAAATTGGGGTAGCCCCTTGTACGCTAAAGGCGTACTTAGATAATACTGCAGTATTAAGCATGAAGACATTGCTTTTAATTAAGAAATATGTGGAAAAAAAAGAGAAAAATTTATAGACTAGGTCAAGACAATGAAAATTGTTAAGTATCACATTCTTCATAGATAGAAGAGGACATGGTGTCCTCTCACTATAAAAACGTTTAAAACATCCCGCTCTCTTCACGAAGTGATTGTTTTAGACCTTAACAAAAACCGAGATTTCAAAAACATGAACCAAAAGAAGCTCATAGTGTTTAACAGTTCAAACCAGACAGTAAGAAAATGTTTAACTAAAAAACCCAAAAAGAAGCTTTTAGTGTTTAACAGTTCGAACCAGATAGTACGAAGATGTTTAACTAAAAACCCAAAAAGGAGCTTTTATGTTTAGTCGTCCGGAGCCGATACTTAAATCATATTTCTCTAAGAGGAGGAAGCTCTTTAAGCATCAGTCGATTTCAATTAACACAAGTATCACAGAAAAAGAGGGGTCTTGTCAAGAGCCTAAGGAAATTATTTTAAATAAGTTGTCTTACGACTTAGAAGTTGGGCCAGATTTTGCGTTAAATACAAAAGAAATGGTCGATTTTTCTTTGTTTAAGCCATGTTTTAAGTTTAGATCTAACGTTTTTGCTTACCTACGGGACTTACCGGGGTCTTGTCGTAATGTACTAGCTTACTTGTTGCGGTATAAAAAGGCAACACGTATTGTTGTTAAGAATAAAACCATTGCTTCTTCTTTAGGTTGTTCTATAAAAACAGTTACTCGGGCTACAAACAGGCTTATGGATGACGGATTATTATATAAGTTTCAGGCGAATAACTGGGCCCCCAATGAATATATGTTATCTCCAGCGGTATGTACTGGAAAGGCATCATTTGATATATGGATAAACAGCTTAAGTGAGAAACAACAGGAAGCATATATGTATCATGAAATTCTTCCAAATGGTGGAGTTTCTAAGAAAATGGGGATTGATGGTTTACAGGGTAATGTCCCACATAATATAAATATATCTAAGAGAGAATATATATATAAAAAAGAAGTAACATCGCGTGTACATTATTATCCAAAAAAAGGGATGAGTTGTATGGAGAATAAGTATGGAGCGTACAATAATGCTCCAAAAACAAACAAGCAGGACTCAAATTTAAAGGGTGTTGAGCTTTTCGGTATTCGGAAGACCATTTCCTCGGCATTACAACTCGGGCAATCGCAGAAGCTAAAACTGTTCGCCTTTCAGGATAGTTGCTTGTCGGAAGTGTTTGGTAAAATTAAGAGCATGTCTTTTAGGTCTACTCAAAAAGGTTACGAGGAGCTCTTGGCTCAAGCCTTGAAGTGGTGTGAGCGTAACGGTATGCCACCAGATCTTGTTCGATATAAGCAATTATGTGTAAAGTATGGCGTTGTTGTTGAAAAAGAAAATAGTTCTTATAAAGTTAAGAAGCAAGCTCCCATGTATAAGCCTTATGTTCCTGAGGAGACGAAGCTTACTCTTAAGCAATTACTTTATGAACGTAATAACTGGGTTAGAATAATTAAAGAGCATAAAGAAAAGCCTAATCAGTTAATAGATATGGTTAAGCTTGGAATAAGACAATTGAAGTCAATAGAGAAAGAACTAGCAGAACGTATAAATCAAGGAGAAAGCGTTGTATAAAAAGATTATTTTAGGATTAATGCTAGCTGTAAGTTTAACTTCGCATAGTCAAGAAGTTGTACATAATTTAAATGGTCCTTGTGATCCACAAGATATTGAAGTAGTGGATAATTTAAGTGGTCCTTGTGGGCAACAAGACATTAGAAAGAAGTTTGGAGTTACGGTAAATATTATTGCAATTTCTTTGTTTTCCTTAATAGATATGGCTACTGCTTCTATAAATTCAGATATATATAAAAGTAATGACCAGTATGCTATAGGGGTATATTCTAGGTTTCTCTTTGCTCTTATTCAATATATTCGTACACTAGAACCAGAGTTGGTGTCCGAGTATGATCAGTTGGTTGAGCAGCTCTGACACGTAAATCCTTTCTTTAAGGAGTTTACATGATAGTCAAAAACAAAGTTCTTTTGTTGTTCTTTTTAAAGTTTTTTTTTATAGCTGATGCTTGTCATGCTTCACTCAATAGTAATAAGGTAAAAAAGTTTTCTTCTAGCCCTATTAAAGAAAGTGAGCTTTTTCTGTCTGAAGATGAAGAAGTTTCTCAAATTGAGGTGAGGTCTAGGATGGCTATTCTGCGTCATTATTACAAAAAGCGAAGTTTAAGAGTTACTCCTAGAAATAGCGGAGAAATAAAAACAGAAATTATTTCAGATGTAGTTAGCAATTTAAGAACTTCTCGTGTTGATAGTGATGAAGAATCATCAGGAAACATTGCAGCTGTTGTAAATAGTTCTGCCAAGCAACGAAAAGCTATCAATTGCCCCGTTGCTTTTAGGAAACTGTTTAGTTGTGTTTGTTGTAATAACGTGAACGAGGAATCAGAAGAATAACATAGAGGAGAGTACATGAAATATGTAATTGTCGGTGATCCTGCTTGTTTTACCATCTCTCGGTCTTCTAAAAAAGCCATATTTGATAACCAAAGACACAAAAAGCTTGTCACTGGTATAACTATTGCAAGTCAGCATAAAGATAAGCCAATGTATGAAGGGAAGCTTCATATTGACTTTACTTTCTATATAAAAGCTCCCAAAGCAAAAAGATGTGGTGATTTAGAGGGTTCTTACGATATAAAGATCCCTGACCTTTCTAAGCTCGTTAAATTTATAGAAGATATTTCTACTGGAATACTGTATAGAAATAGCTGTATTATCTGTTCTGTATCAGCAACGAAAAAGTATTCTAAAGAACCACGAACAGAATTTGAAGTAAAAAGATTATGAAAAAAACTAGTAAAACTACCAAGATTAGCCTTAAAACGCTGCACGGAGCAAATAAGATGACGCCCTATGCGCGGGTTAAAATGGCACTGTCTTGGAGAGAACGATCACTCAATAAAGCTCAGCTTGAAGAATTGTGTACTGCTCTTTATGAATGGGCTCTTAAGCCTACATCTGTATCAATAACAGCGTTTTATAATGAGTGGGGAATACTTAGGCAAACTTTTCATTCGTTAGTTAAAAAGAGTAAAGAACTTGCGTATGTTTATAAGCTTGCTAAAGAAATTGTTGGGGCTCGATTGCAGAAACTTGCTATGTATAGAGAGAATGAATGCAACGAGAAAACCATACATAGAACTCTTCACCTGTATCATTCTGACTGGAAAGAAGTTCATGACTCAGAAGTAGATCTAAAAAAGGAAATTAGTAAAGACGATAAAAATAATAAGCCAACCAATATAACAGTCGTTATGGATGAAATTGAACCTGATTGCACAGAGGAAGATAAATCTAAAAAGTGATTTAACGGGTAAAGCTTTTGGTAGGTTGTTAGTTTTAGGCCTTTCCCATATGGCTAAAAATGGCCATGCGTATTATGTTTGCAAATGCGATTGCGGAGAAAAGCTAACTTGTCGTGGGTCTAGGCTTAAAACACTAGGAATCCCATTTCAATGTAAAACTTGCCCAAAAAAATATTATAACAATAGGGGTGTTTCTGGAGAATCTAATCAAAACTATTGGCATGGAATGACAGGTACTTCAACGTATAATATTTGGTCAAGCATGCTTGAAAGGTGCCAGAATAAAAAATCTTGCAGGTACGGAGCAAGAGGCATAAAGGTTTGTGATAGATGGAAGTCTTTTGTTAATTTCTTTTACGATATGGGTGAAAGACCTGATGGTCTGCAAATAGACAGGATTAATAATGATGGTAATTATGAGCCAGGTAATTGTAGGTGGGTTACTCCAAAAGAAAACAGTCCTTACAATAAGGGAGATGCTCCTGATAATATGCCAGGTAAGCGGATAGGGAAATGGACTATACTTTATCTTATACAGTCCACATATCGTTTTAGATGTTATTTATGCAGGTGTGATTGTGGATACGAAGGAGTAAGGACTGGGGTACGTTTACGTATAGAAGAAAAAAGAAAAAAACGCACTAGATGCGGTCATAAAAAAAAGAAGATAAATGAATAACCTGAGTGTACAGACGAAGATAAAGTTAAATAAATTCAAGCCACGATCATACCAAAAGGGTTTGTTCCATGCCATTGAAAACAAGGGTATTAAACGCGCTGTTCTCGTGTGGCATAGAAGATGTCTTTCTGGTGATAGTCATATCACAATGAGTGATGGGTCTTTTAAGTTTTTAAGAGATATTAAAGAGGGAGACTCTATTCTTTCGTGGGATGGAGAGTCTTTTGTTTCTGACAAGGTTAAGCACAAGTGGTCTACAGGCGTTAAGGACACAAAGGTAGTTTCTTCGCCAAATCTTTCAGTTATTTCATCTGACGATCATGTTTTTGCACATACTCACTCGTCTTCGAGTAAAGTAAAATGGAATCCGCTTAAAGAGATAGGTAAAAATAGACAAATGCTTCAGTATTCTGGAATTGACACTGGGGATATAAAAGATAATTTGTTGGCAGAGTTTTGGGGATTCATGTTAGCTGACGGGTATGTTTCTGCATATCAACAACCAAAGTTTACTAACACGAATGACGTTATTCTTAATAGGGTTGAGTTTATAGCATGTAAGCTTTTCGATGTAAAGCCTGTTTGGAGGAAGAAAGGCAACGGTTACGATATTGGGTTTTCTAAGAAAACTCTTGAAGGACCTTATGCTAATCCAATAAAAGATCTTTTTCGGGCTGAAGGATGTAATATCGTCAAAAGCAAACAGCGATTGCCAAAATCAATATGGAATTTTAACCAAGAGTCTCTTTTATATTTTATTTCTGCGCTTATATCCGCTGATGGTAGCATTTATTGCAATGAAAGGACTTGGAATCCAAAAGACGCAACTAAAACTGTTCCTCCAGGTGTCGAAGTAACTTTTAATTGTGGTGAAAGTTATGAGTATGCGTGGGACATCTACTGGGTCCTTAGAAAGATTGGGGTTATGCCTCAAAATCCATACAAAGAAAGAGGTTCAAACTGGAAGATAAAGGTTGGTAAGCAAGAGTACGTCAAAAAGGTTTTAACGTATAGAGTCTATGGAAAAGAAGAATATCAGAAACAGGCGCTAAAACTTATAGAAAAATACTCTAAAGATCGAAAAACGTTTAAGTCGTGCTTTAGCACAATTTTTAATGTTTCAGATGGTGAATCTAAAGAACTGTTTGATATAGAAACAGAGAATAATCATAATTTTATTGCTAATGGGTTCCTTGTTCACAACAGTGGAAAGGATGTAGCCGCATTTAACCTCGTTATTAGGCAAGCAATTAAGACTGTTGGGTCATATTATTATCTTTTACCTACTTACAGGCAGGCTCGATTAGTTATCTTTGAAGGCATGACTATGACAGGTCAGCGATTTTTAGATTATATTCCAGAAGAGCTTATCAAGAAGGTTAACTTACAAGAGATGAAGATAGAGTTAATTAACGGTTCGAAGATATATTTTCTTGGCAGCGATAATTTCGATTCTTTGAGAGGAAGTAATCCAAAAGGAATAGTTTTCTCTGAATACGCCTTCCAGCACCCTGAAACCTACCCTACCTTGCGACCTATTTTAGTCGCTAATGATGGGTGGTGTGTCTTCATCAGTACGCCATTTGGCCAAAATCATTTCTATTCCCTTTATGAAATTGCACGAAATTCTGATGATTGGCATAGTGACTTGCTTACAATAGAAGACACTAATGTTGTCTCTCCGGAGCTTATTGAAAAAGAACGCGAAGAAGGCCTCATGAGTGAGGACATGATTGAACAAGAATATTATTGTTTCCCTGGTGATCAGCATATTGTTACGTCTAGTGGTGTTAAAAGAATTGATGCTATTAAAGTGAATGATATGGTTTTTTCTCATACAGGAAGAATCCGCAAAGTAACTGATACTGTTTCAAGAGAATATAGCGGAGATCTTTATGAAATTAAATCATATGGTTCATGCGAAGTAATACGATGCACTCCAGAACACCCTATAAGAACATATGACAGAACAAGCCAAACTTATACATGGAAGAAGGCAAAAGATATTACATTAGAAGATTTTCTTGTTTTTCCTAAGATGGCTCTTGGAAAGCACTCTGTTATTTCTTTTGATTTATGTATGTTGTTGAGTTGGTATATTTGTGATGGAAGTGCGTTCAAGAATGGTGTTCAATTCACAATAGGGACTCAAGATACTGTTGATAGAATATCGACTTATCTTAACAACTTAAATATTAAATTTTCTGTGTATAAGGCTCGAACAGCGTTTAACATTGTGTGTAATTCAGTTCAGTTTGTGGATTTTTTTAAAGATAATTGCGGAACTCAAGCAAACAATAAAAGAATTCCATTTTCTTTGATCGGTGGACATGAAAAAGAATTTTTCTATGAACTAATGAAGGGCGATGGTTGTTATAATAAAAGCGGAAAAGCAGAAAAATATATGTATTCAACTGTAAGCAAGTCTCTTGCTTATCAAGTGCAACTCTTAGCTAATAGTATTAATGATGGATTTACTACTGGAATATCAAAAAGGCCTGCATGCAAGGGAGAAATAGAAGGAAGGGTAGTAAATTGTCAGGAATCATACAGTGTATCAGTATGGTTTCAGCGGCTTGGGTCAAAGCAGCCATATTTAATGCGTGCTAAAAACTCTGTAGCTGCTCGTGTTCGTGAAGTTTCTTCTGCTGTGTTCTCGGGGAAAGTATATAATTTTAGTGTTCAGTACGATGAAAGCTATTTAGTTTATGGAAGAGCTGTTCACAACTGTTCGTTTTCTACAGGCGCGCTCGGTTCATACTACGGTAAATATCTTAATAACATGGAGCTTAATAACCAGACAACTTCAGTTCCATGGGAGCCAGCGTTTCAGGTTAATACTGCCTGGGATTTAGGGGTTAGAGACTCAACCGTGATTCTCTTTTTCCAGCTTGTAGGAAAATCTATACATATTATTGATTCGTATTGTAATGATAGTAAAGGTCTTGAACATTATGTTGGAGTAGTAAAAGAGAAGCCATATAACTACAATAAACATTTTGCCCCTCATGACATCATGGTCCGTGAGTTTGGTTCTGGAATGTCTCGTTGGGACAAAGCTAAAGAGCTTGGTGTTAAATTCGAGGTAAAAACAGATCGTAACTTGCGGCATTCTGCGGTACCTAATGTATCGATTATGGATGGAATAGAAGCTGTCCGTTCAACGTTGCCTCGTATATGGATAGATGAGAGTAAGTGTAAAGATCTTATTCGGGCGATACGAGATTATAGAAAAGAATATGACTCAAGAAACAAGGTATATAAAGCTCATCCACTTCACGATAACAACTCTCATTGGTGTGATAGTTTGCGTTATATGTGCTTATCTTTAAGGCTCTGTAGAAAAGGAGCAACATCAGAAGATCTTGATCGTAATTATAGAGAAGCTATGCTTGGTGATAACGCTGGTTTACCGAGGTTTTTTAGATAATTAATTAAGAAAGAGAAGAAGATGGAAGATAATCATACTCGCATTAAAGTAGCAGATGAAACAGTAAAGGGAATGACTGAGATTGCAGAAGAGTGCTCTGTTAGTTTAAACGTAGTATTCAATTTTGCAATTAATAAAGGGTTTAAAGAACGGGGAATAAACATGTCTTCGTCTTATTGTCCGAGCAAATGGACCTTTACCTCAGAAGATATTCAATGTATTGCTTCAGGTTTTATGGAAATATCATCTGACTTTGTAAGTTACGGTTCTTTTGTAAAGATTAGAAAGGAAGCTAAGTTTAATGGATTGTCTTTTGAGGTTTTATTATCTCTTATGTTAAAGCAGGAAGTTCGAGATCGCCCTCAGGGTATTATCGATGCAGTTATGAAGAAGAAAAAGGAAGAAGAAGAAGATGGAAGATAGATATATAAACATTAAGGTAGACGACGAGACATTAAAGAAGATGGTTGCAATTTCTGTTACTTGCTTATCTAGTGAATTCAACTTTTTGATTAGAAGAATAAGCGAAGCGTTTAAGGGCGATGATAGTACAGTAAAGGCGCCGCATTTTAATGCTCTTGATTTAAAAGAAGTTGATAGCGGGGCAATGACATTAAGGGTGAGGTTGAATGACTTTGTCCTTCTTAGTGGTGATTATAGCGTAAGGGAATATGACACTTTCCCTGACATAGAAAAAGAAGCTATGTCTTATGGGTTGACTGTTGAAACCTTTTTGTCCATTTTGTTGAAAATAGTGTTAAAAGAGGTTGAAGGCGAAGAAGTAGTTAAAGTTTTTTAGATGATCCCATTCACCCCTACCACACTTTTAGCCACCCGCCACATTTGGGGACAAAATTAAATTATTATTCTCATTTAACAGTACAGGAGCATGAATTGAAAGCATAGCTCCTTTCTGTTTTCTTTAGACCAACGATTTAATCGTTATTTTACTTGTTAATCTCAACTATAGAATTAGGATCTCTTGCCAGTTTATCAATATAGAGTTGAGCCTCGGAGCATGTTTTTATTAAATCTTCTCTTGTTGTTCCTAGTTTTTTAAGACAATGGCTGTTTAAGACAGATACTTTATTGACTTCAGTGCATGTTTTATCTGCACATCCATTTTTGGCATGATCTTTAAACTTATTCAACAATTCAATTTTAGTTCCGATGTCGCCCCATACTCTTTGTTGTGTCTCTTTCGCGCATATCGCTTCATCAACCAAATCATTTAATTCTTTTATATATTCTTTTGTTTCTGCGTCAAACATTGATCCTTCAGGACCTGTTATTTCAAAACATCTGGAGAAGAGATCGCTATTTTCTTCTTTTAAGAATTCAAAATAAAGAAATGGTATGTCGAATACTTTTTGTAGGCGATCCTTTTGTTCTTTTAACTTATTTTTAATTACTTCTTTAGAGGGCATCGTGGTTCCTTTTTGTTTTCATTGTTCAATCTTTACCAATAAAGTCTTTTCATACTTGTTCTATATTGTTAAGCACCGCTTCAAGGTCTTCTTTTTTGTATAATCTGTAATTGTTTATAGGGTTGCGATGTACTGGTATCTTTTTTGCAACTTCCCAGTTTCGCAGTGTATTTTCTGTTATTCCAAGAAATTCTGCGGCTTCTTTTATTCCAAAATATTCGGATAATTTTCTCACTTACGTTCTTCTATGGCTACATGTTAAGTTTTTCAATTGATTGCTGTGTTGTTTCTTTAATTGAAGCGAATTCATTTTCAAGAGATTGAACGATTACAGCTCTCATTGTTGTTCCTTGGAGGCCCGCTATAGCTTTCAGCTTTCTTTGTAGGTCTGACGGTAGATCAATGGATATTCGTGACACTTTATTTTTATCTTTCATTAAATTTCTCCACACATTCTGCGCACATAATTGATCCTTCAAAGTGATGGAATTCTTCGCATTTTATAAGTTTTCCACGCCGACCTAAAAAGTCTGATTGGTGATAATGACTATCTCCGCATTTATCTGAGTGTGTTTTATATTCTTTCATAATTATCTTTCGCTTTGTGTTGTTCTTACCTCTTATATATAGAATAACATATATACACAAATATGTCAAATGTGCATATATGTATAGTAACGTTATGTACAAGAGAAAAGTGTCTGATAAATAAAGGAGTAATTCTATGAATTGGAAAAAGCTAGATAAAAAAGCTCTTGAAGTACTTGGAACTAAAGAAAGGTCTGGTGTTCCATTTGTTGTGTATGACGAAGCATTTAAAGAAGATATAGATTATGCGTTTGGTATAATAAAGTTGTTCGGATTAAGCAGTTGTACCCTATCTGAAGGGGAGTTGGAAAGATGCTGGTCAATTCTTTCTTCTGGGTACGAATGTGGCACTGATGAATTTTATAAATATAACGACCAAGATTTGTTAGATGACTTTACTCATTACGCTCTTTTGTCTGTTCCGCCGATTAAACCTTAAAACTTGCTATCAATAGGTTCTCTTTTTAGACTGAACTTGAATAAATGTTAACTTTTTCAAAAAAGGGAGTTGTTTGTGAGTTTGTTTCCCAACCTAGGACCGCAATATTACGATGAAAAGAACCGCGGCATTCTCCAAAGAATGGAACATTTTTATTCAGAAAGCATTACGATAAATCAGTCGTATTGGGGTGAAGCTGATACCGATACTCGGTTTGAGGCTGGAGATCAGACTTTATGGAACGAAATTTATGGTAACCTACCAGCACATAGAAACAGACAATTCCAATTTAATAGAATTAGACGTGTTATTAACATGGCCTCTGGTTACCAGCGACGTAATCGTAAATCTACTATTGTTGTTCCTGTTGAAAACTCAGACCAAGCTACAGCAGACCAATTTTCGAAGATTATGTTATGGGCTAACCAACAAGAAGGTATTCTAGAGACAATTTCAGAGTCATTTCATGGAACGTTAGTTACAGGGCTTAATCTTTTACAAATATCTGTAGATTATAGGTCAGATCCAATTTCAGGAAACATAAAAGTAGATAACTGCGCATATAATAGTTTTTTAATTGACCCCTATTTCAGAAAAGCTGATTTATCTGACTGTAATGGTATATGGAAACGCGCGTATCTTACTAGAAAAGAAGTACTGTCACTGCTTCCTGACTCGGCTAAAGAGATTATGGAGCTTCCTCATGGTCATCAGCGTGATGGAAAGTTTGAATTTTTACCAGAGAACTACAACTTTAATACAAACAGCCTCTTAGCGTACGATGAATTTTATTATCGTGACTATAGGACTCAAGAAGTATTAGTTGATACAGAAACTGGCGAAACACTTGAGTGGAAGTCAGAAGATCCTGACGCATTAAAAGATTTTGTTGCGCTTTACCCGCAAGTTGAGGTTATTAAGCAAGATATTCCTACTGTTAAGGTGGCTATCGTTGTTCAGGGTAAGGTTATGTACGATGGGCCTAATCCTATTGGTATAGATGAGTATCCATTCGTTCCTGTTTTAGGTTACTTTAACCCTCAAATGCCTCATTATCCTAATAGAATACAAGGAATGGTTCGAGGGCTTAGAGACGCTCAGTACGTGTTTAATCGCAGAAAGGTAATCGAACTCGATATCGTAGAGTCTCAGATTAATTCAGGCTTTAAGTATAAAGAAAATGCGCTTGTTAACCCGAAAGATATATTCATGTCTGGGCAAGGTCGTGGGCTTGCACTTAAAGAAGAAGCGCAAATGTCTGATGTTGAGGCTATTACTCCTCCGCAGATACCACCGTCATTATTCCAATTATCAGAAAATATGGCTCAAGAAATAAATCAAATTTCTGGTGTTAATGAAGAGCTTCTTGGTTCTGCAACTGACGATAAAGCTGGTATTTTATCTATGTTGAGACAAGGTGCTGGTCTTACTACTCTTCAAATACTTTTTGATCAACTAGATAGGTCTCAAAAGATTCTTGGTAAGTTAATGATTAAGGTTATTCAGTCTAACTTCACTCCGGGTAAAGTTTCTCGAATAATCGAAGAAGAGCCATCTAAGCAGTTTTATAATAAAGCTTTTGGTAAATATGACGCTGCTGTTGAAGATGGTCTTAATACAACTACTCAAAAACAGATGCAGTTTGCTCAAATGTTACAACTTCGTGAAGCTGGTGTGCCTATAACTGACGAAGATCTTTTACTTGCTGCTACTATGCAAAATAAAGATGAAATTATTGAGAATATGCAAAAACAAAAAGAAGAACAAGCTAAAATAGAACAAATGCAATTACAAGCAACTGTTGAAGAGCAAAAAGCACGAACTGATCTTGCACATGCTCGGGCAATCGCTGATAATTCTCTTGGGCAGGAGCGCCTCTCTAGAATACCAGAAAATAGAGCGCTTGCGGTTGAAAGAATGGCAGAAGCCAACAAAGATCGTGAAATGGCTACTCTCAATAAAGTTAAAGCTATGAAAGAATTGGATGATATTGATATTACACAAATACAAAAGCTTTTAGCTATTGCAGATGCTTTAAAAGCGAATGAATCTAAACAAGAACAAACACCTTCTTTACAGGGTGGTCCTGTGATAGATAGAGGTGATAACCTTGCCGGTCCTAATAACAATGGACCTGCAGTTTCTATATAAGGAGCCTTTCATGGCTAAGAAAAAGTACTATAATGACTCAATGATGATTAAAGAAGATATGAGCGCTATAGCAAATCTTCCTCAAGAAGTTAAATATGTTCTATATCCAAAAGAATCTTATTATAGTAGCCCTGAACTTAACGACACTCTTTCTGGAATTGATAAACAAATTAAGGATGATCTAAGTTCTTCTTCATTGAAGAAAGGTGCTTATCCTGAAAAATACTAAGGAATAGTATGACAATGCCTCGACCTAACGGTAAAGCGAAAAAAATTGCATATGCTATATTAGGAACTCCTCCTAATATGCGATCTTTTTCTAAGCGAGGAACTTCACAGCGTAGAGAAGATCGTCTTAATTACGAACTTACGATGCGAGAAAGGTAAATCTCTCCCTGGGGAAGGGTCTCTGCTCTCCGTTAACCCTTCCTCATCCCTTCTATAAAAAAGGAAGATAGTGAAAGAAAAAAAGAAGAAGTTAATAACTGACCGTGAGACAGTCGGAAAAATATCACGTGACCTCATATTAAAAAACGAGACTATTGACCATTCTCCTCACGAACAAACGCAAGAACAGCTCAAAGATTATGAAAGCAACGTTCAAGAAGCGATTAAACGTGGAAAAAAAGACCATGGTAACGAGTTTTACATTGTAGTTCTGACTAAAAAAGAACGATTAATGAAGAATGTTATGCGGAGTTATTTTTTCACTCGTTTGACATGTC